ACTTCCACTTCTTGCTGTGCATCCATCTCTGTATCAACCTTACGATATATTTTATTATAGCCAGGGTGAAATTCTAAAAATTGTTGTAATACTGGATTAGTTTTTGGAACCACTAACATTCCATCTTCAAAAACAATTGGTTTTAAAGTTTTATTACCATCTTGCTCATCAACAAATATTGATTTTTGATTGCTAGCGTAGCACAATTCTCGATTGAGTTGTTTTTCTTCGTCCCAATAAAGTAAACTGTTTCTTTTATTGTGATGAGACGCTAACATAAAGGATAACGGTGTTTCACCGTTTGTTAAGACATATGTCTCTGTTTTATAAGTTTTTTTATTTTTCATTTTATTAGATTTTATTAGATTAAAAAAAAGGGAGGAGCGAACCCCTCCCCTTAATATTTATCTTCTTATGACTTAAATAAGAAGAAGTTATTTGCACCCATAGTACATACACATCTTTCAGATAAGAAGTTTACTGACATCACATCAATGTCTGATGTCATTGCTCCTCCTGCTCCTCCAGTAATCCATGTTTTATATCTTCTGTCTTCAGTTTCTGAAGCTCTATATCTAACATGTAAAAATGGTCTCTTAGCATTTCTACCTAAAATTTGGTCGTATACAGTTGTTGAACCTGCTGGTACCATCAATCCATTGATTGCTCCACCAACTAGTCCACCTCTCATTGTTGGGTCATTTAGATATTTCCAGTCAGACTTGTAGAAGTCATATCCTCTACGGAAACCTCTGAAACCTAAATTTAACGCCATTTCTTCGTCATTGTCAAATAGACCATAAGAAGAACCACCGTTACCATATGAGTTTTGTGAAGCTAACATATCATCAATGTCAAAACCAAACTGTCTGTTCAAGAATAATACATTTTCTTCAATAGAACCTTGCTTATCTAATCTTTCGATAATTTCATCAAAATCAGATAAAACAGTTGGGTTACCACCTGACCATACGTTTCCTCTTGTTCCAACAACATGGAAGATACCATCAGTACCTTTGTTACCTGAGATACCTGCATTATTTGCATCTGCACCAGAACCTGCTTCCGCTGGAACTGCTTCTACCATAGCTGTTTCTAGATAATCGTCAAAACGTAATCTAGTGTCGTGCTCAGACTTTAGATACCATAGATACCCATTAGCTCCGTCTTCACCTGAAATTTCAACCCAACCGATTTGAGCCATATCCGAACCGTTCACTTTGTAAGTATCTTTTAAGATAATTGGTGAACAACTGAATATAGTGTCATCAGAGATTAAAGTTTCTGGCAT